CCGGGGTGCCGGGAGGGGGAGGGGGAGGGCCGAGAGGGTCATGGTTTCGTCTACGCAGGCACCACAGACCCCGTGAAAATTTTTCAAAAACTAAAAACCCAACGGGTTCCGTTATCCCCCGTTCCACAAATTCATAGATCGTGATACCATCACAGCACTATGGAACAGGGCAACACTTATTCCCTAGGCACGGTTGTCACCGGTGAATCCCCATTACCAAACTGGCTGTCGTGCCCAGACCCCAAGCCCCCGCGTACCTCCAAGTCAGCGCGTGAGTTGCGCCATCTCGAATACGAGCAAATCTTCGAGCGCGTCATCGAGGATATCTATCGTGGCCGCTCCCTTCAGTCCTTGATCGAAGACGACCATCGGGTCGTGTCCTATGAGGATTTCCTGCGCTGGGTCAAACGCGACCCCCAACGCCACGAACGGTTCAAAGAAGCGCAGGAGATGCGCACCGAGTTCCTGGCCGGGGAGATTCTTGAGATTGCCGATGGCGTGGGCGCCATTGACCCGGCCAGCAACGACACGGTGAACCGGGACAAGCTGCGCATCGACACGCGCAAGTGGCTCATGGGCGCCCACAACCGCAAGCGGTACGGGGAAACTAAGCAGATCGAGTTAGGTGGGACGATCTCGATTACTGAGGCGCTGGCGCAGGCTCAGGCACGGGTAATCGATGCGGAGGTGGTTGACGTGACCCCGAGACTGGAGAACGGCTGATGCAAAAAATGAGATACAGCCCCGAAGAGGAGCAGATGCTCATGACGCAGCTTTGGAGTCCTAACATCAAGGATGACCCAGAGTCGTTTGTGCTCTTTGCGTTTCCTTGGGGGCAGAAGAACACCCCACTCGAACACTTCAAGGCGCCTCGGGCTTGGCAGAGGAGAACGCTGCGCAGGATACGGGACTTCATCAAAGAGAACCGGGGTAAGCTGACCGAGGGCGACCTGATCGACGCGCTCAGGCGGGCCGTGTCATCGGGTCGTGGTGTCGGCAAGTCAGCACTCGTGTCGTGGCTGATCCTGTGGATGCTGACCACTCGGATTGGGTCAAGCGTCATCGTGTCGGCCAACAGCGAGAACCAGTTGCGCAAGGTGACGTGGGGTGAACTCACCAAGTGGGTCACGATGGCTATCAATGCTCACTGGTGGGAGCCGACGGCCACGAGCCTGAACCCTGCGCAGTGGCTGACCGAGTTGGTTGAGCGTGACCTGCGTAAAGGCACCCGCTACTGGGGTGCCGAGGGTAAGCTATGGAGCGAGGAGAACCCCGACGCCTATGCCGGTGTGCACAACATGGACGGCATGATGGTGATCTTCGACGAAGCGTCGGGTATCCCAGACAGCATCTGGTCCGTGGCTGCGGGGTTCTTCACCGAGAACATCCTCGACCGATACTGGTTCGCGTTCAGCAACGGTCGGCGCAACACTGGATATTTCTACGAGGCAGTGGACGGCAATAAGCGCGACTTCTGGGAGTCTGAGAAGATCGACGCTCGCACCGTCGAGGGCACCGACAAGACCATTTACCAGCAGATCATCGAGGAGTACGGCGAGGACTCCGACGAAGCACGGGTCGAGGTCTATGGAGATTTCCCTAAGAGCGGTCAAGACCAGTTCATTGCGCCCCACCTCGTCGATGACGCCATGAAACGACCCCAGTACAAGGACATGACCGCGCCCGTCGTGATCGGTGTGGACCCGGCACGGGGTGGCATGGACAGCACCGTGATCGCCGTGCGCCGTGGGCGTGACATTGTGTCCATCAAGCGGTTTCGTGGCGACGACACCATGACTACCGTGGGCCATGTGATCGACGCCATCGAGGAATATCGACCGGCGCTCACCGTGATCGACGAGGGTGGGCTCGGGTATGGCGTCCTTGATAGGCTGACCGAGCAGAAGTACAAAGTGCGCGGGGTCAACTTCGGGTGGAAAGCCAAAAACCCTGTAATGTGGGGTAACAAGAGGGCCGAGATTTGGGGGGCTATGCGCGATTGGATCAAGTCGGCCAGTTTGCCGCAGGACAGGCTCCTCAGGGCCGATCTGGTCGGGCCGATGAAGAAGCCCAACTCTGCGGGCACCATCTTCCTGGAGGGCAAGAAGGAGATGAAAGCCCGTGGTCTGGCCTCACCAGATGCCGCTGACGCCATCGCCGTGACTTTTGCGTTTCCTGTTGCACATCGGGAGTACAATGATCGCACAGCACCCAGGCGCAACGCGCAGACTGGGGCTGTTTCAACATCTTGGATGGGGTCGTGACGACACTGACCCCTACCCGAAAGGAACAAAATGAAAACAACGCTAGCGAAGATTCGCGCAGCAAGTCCATGCCCTGACGGCTGGGAGAAGCTGTTGCGCCATTTGGGAAAGACCAAGGCTGATGACGAACCGCTGAGCCTGGAGGTTGTTCTAGACAGCAATGGTCTGCCAGACGCTACTTGGTGTTTACGCGCCGTGGATGGCTACAACCGGGAAAAGCGACTTTTCGCCGTGTGGTGCGTTCGCCAGGTGCAGCACCTCATGCCTGACAAGCGAAGCATCGATGCGCTGGACGTAGCCGAGCGCTTCGCCAATGGCGAGGCGACGATAGATGAGCTTGTCGCAGCCCGCGACGCCGCCGCCTATGCCGCCGACCACGACACCGCCAACGCCGCCGCCTACGTCGCCTACGACACCGCCAACGCAGCCGCCTCCTACGCCACCGCAGCCGCCTCCTACGCCACCCAAACCGCCGCCTACGCCGCCGCCGACGCCGCCGCAGCCGCAGCATCCGACTACAGAGTGATCTTCGCCGCAGCATCCGACTACAGAGTGATCTTCGCCGCAGCATCCGACTACAGAGTGATCTTCGCCGCCGCCCGAGCAGCACAAGCCGCTGAGCTTAGCCGCGTGATCGCCTGTATCGACGCCGGACAAGATCCCTACCCGAAAGGAACAAAATGAAAACAACGCTAGCGAAGATTCGTAAAGAAAGCCCCTGCCCTGACGGCTGGGAGAAGCTGTTGCGCCATTTGGGAAAGACCGGGGCTGATGATGAGCCGCTGAGCCTAGCAACCGTTCTTGATAGCAATGGTCTGCCAGACGCTACTTGGTGCTTACGAGCTGTGAATGGCTGTGCCAGAGAAAAGCGACTTTTCGCCGTGTGGTGCGTTCGCCAGGTGCAGCACCTCATGCCTGACCAGCGATGCATCGATGCGCTGGACGTAGCCGAGCGCTTCGCCAATGGCGATGCAACACTCGAAGATATTGTCGCGGCCCGCGACGCCGCCTACGCCGCCCACGCCGCCGCATCCGCCGCCGCCGCCGCCTACGTCGCCTACGACACCGCCTACGCCGCCGCATCCGCCGCCTCCTACGCCACCCAAACCGCCGCCTACTCCGCCGCAGCCGCCCACGCCGCCCACGCCGTCGCCCACGCCGCAGCATCCGACTACAAAGTGATCTTCGCCGCAGCATCCGACTACAAAGTGATCTTCGCCGCCGCCCGAGCAGCCCAAACCGCTGAGCTGCGCCGCGTGGTTGTCTGTATCGAAGCTGGCCAAGATCCCTACCCGAAAGGAACGAAATGAAAACAACGCTAGCGAAGATTCGTAAAGAAAGCCCCTGCCCTGACGGATGGCAGAAGCTGCGGCGCCACTTGGGAAAGACCAAGGCTGATGACGAACCGCTGAGCCTGGAGGTTGTTCTTGATAGCAACGGCGTGCGAGACACAATCTGGTGTTTACGCGCCGTGGATGGCTACGATCGCGAGAAGCGACTTTTCGCCGTGTGGTCCATCCGCCAGGTGCAGCACCTCATGCCTGACCAGCGATGCATCGAGGCGCTGGACGTGGCCGAGCGCTTCGCCAATGGCGAGGCGACGATAGATGAGCTTGATGCGGCCCGCGACGCCGCCTACGCCGCCGCCGCCGACGCCGCCGCCGACGCCGCATACGCTGCCTCCCATGTCGCCTACTGCGTCGCCCACGAAACCGCCGTCGCCGCCGCCCACGCCGCCGCTGCCAACGCCGCTGCCCATGCCGCCAACGCCGCCGCCTACGTCGCCGACCACGACACCGCCAACGTCGCCAACGTCGCCTACGACACCGCCAACGCCTCCGCCTACGTCGCCGCCCAAACCGCCGACGCCCAAACCGCCTACGAGGTCGCTTGGGACGCTGCCCGAGCCGCCCAAACCGCTGAGCTGCGCCGCGTGGTTGTCTGTATCGAAGCTGGCCAAGATCCCTACCCGAAAGGAACGAAATGATTTTGCAAGCAACCCAAGACTGTTTGATCGTCCGACCTGACCTTGAAAAACACGAGCTTTTCGTGCTGCTGCGACAGAAACAGACGGGTACGGGCACCGTGATTTCTGTTGGCCCTGACGCCACAGATGTTAAAGTCGGTGATCGGGTGCTGTTTGGTGATTCCATCGGTCAAGACTTGCAATGGCAGGGTGAACACCTGCTCGTGATGCGGGAGGCCCACACCCTCGGAGTATTTGACGCATGAAAGACAACATCGGAATCGTGGCCGCAGCGAATGTGGCAAAAAACGGCCCGTATCCGTCAAAAGGCGGTTCCGAGGACATTCTGGCCATCGCCCGGTCTCGCATGACAATGGCGATCTCGGCCATGTCTGAGACCCGCGAGAGCGAACTCGATGACCTGCGCTTCTACGCAGGCTCCCCGGACAACCAGTGGCAGTGGCCCGCTGACGTGCTCCAGACTCGTAGCGCGGTTCAAGGTCAGACCATCAACGCCCGCCCCACGCTGACCATTAACAAGCTACCACAGCACGTCAAGCAGATCACCAACGAGCAGCGGATGAACCGCCCCAGTATCAAGGTGATCCCGGCTGATGACGAAGGCGATGTCGAGGTGGCCGAGGTCTACAGCGGTGTGATCCGCCACATTGAGTACATCTCCGACGCAGACGTGGCCTATGACACTGCCTGTGAGAACCAGGTCTCCTACGGTGAAGGCTACGTCCGTCTGCTGACCGAGTATTGCGACGAGGCCACGTTCGATCAGGACATCAAGATCGGGCGCATCCGCAACAGCTTCTCGGTTTACATGGACCCGCTGATTCAAGACCCCACCGGTGCCGATGCCCGCTGGTGCTTCATCACTGAGGACATGACCAAGGCTGAGTACGAGCGGGTGTACCCGGACGCTGCGCCCATCACGACCCTGATGTCGCTTGGCGTGGGCGATCAGTCAATCAGCAACTGGATTAGCGAAAATACGGTTCGGATCGCCGAATACTTCTACATTGACCACGACAAGGCTACGCTGAACCTATACCCCGGTAACGTGACTGCGTTTGACGGCACTCCCGAAGACAAGCAGCTTCGGATGATGTTCATCAAACCCCTGCGCCAGCGTCAGTCCGACCGCAAGAAAGTCAAGTGGTGTAAGACCAACGGCTACGAGATTCTTGAAGAACGCGAGTGGGCTGGTCAGTACATCCCCGTGGTGCGTGTGGTCGGTAATGAGTTCGAGGTCGATGGTCGCCTGTACGTGTCGGGGTTGGTGCGCAACGCCAAGGACGCCCAGCGCATGTACAACTACTGGGTATCGCAGGAAGCCGAGATGCTGGCGCTGGCCCCCAAAGCCCCGTTCATCGGCTACGGCGGCCAGTTCGAGGGGTATGAAACCCAATGGAAGACTGCCAACACCCAGAACTGGCCGTATTTGGAGGTAAACCCGGACGTTACGGATGGTCAAGGTAGCGTCTTGCCCCTACCCCAGCGGGCCCAGCCTCCGATGGCGTCCAGCGGCCTTTTGCAAGCTAAGGCGGGGGCATCTGAGGACATCAAGTCAGCTACTGGTCAGTACAACGCTTCGCTGGGCATGACCAGCAATGAGCGTTCTGGTAAGGCAATCCTTGCGCGTCAGCGTGAGGGCGACGTGGGAACCTATCACTATGTGGATAATCTGGCTCGTGCTATTCGCCATGTGGGTCGTCAGTTGGTGGATCTGATCCCCAAGATTTACGATACCGAGCGGATCGCTCGTATCATTGGCGAAGACGGCGGACCATCGACCGTCAAAATGAACCCGATGCAGCAGGAACCGGTCAAGAAGATCGTGAACCAAGAAGGCGTCGTGATCGACAAAATCTACAACCCGGCTGTCGGCAAGTACGACGTGCGCGTTGTCACCGGCCCCGGCTACGCCACTAAGCGTCAGGAAGCCCTTGAGTCGATGGCCCAACTGCTGCAAGGTAACCCGCAACTGTGGAGCGTGGCCGGTGACCTATTCGTCAAGAACATGGATTGGCCTGGTGCCCAAGAACTCGCCAAGCGGTTTCAGAAGACCCTTGACCCCAAGGTGTTGGCCGACGAGGACAACCCGGCTCTGGTGGCAGCGAATCAGCAAATGGAGCAGATGGCTCAGCAGATGCAGGTCATGCAAGCCATGCTGGAGAACGTGCAGCAGAGCATGGAAGCCAAAGAACTTGCCATCAAGGAGTTCGAGGCCGAGGTCAAGGCGTACAGCGCCGAGACCCAGCGCATCAGTGCTATGCAGGCCAGCATGACCCCCGAGCAGATTCAGGATATTGTGATGGGTACCATTGCGGCTGCGGTGGACACTGGCGATCTGGTGGCCGGCACGCATGGTGTGCGCGAGACTCCACAAATGGAAGCAATGGAAGCACCCGACCAAGGAGAGATGAATGGGATGCGCTGATTTCGTGGGCGCGTTGTTCTTGGCGCGGCATTCCGGCTCCTCCCCCAAGCTAAATTTCCTCGCATAAGGAGCCGAAATGACGGTCAATCTTTCCATGTTGGCAGGGGCGGGCGCTCAATTTTTTGATAGCAACGGTACCCCATTGACCGGCGGCAAGTTGTACAGCTACGCATCCGGTACTACTACGCAGCAAACCACGTACACCACTAACGCGGGCAATGTGGCCCACGCAAACCCTATCGTTCTTGATTCGGCGGGGCGCGTGTCAAATGGGGGCGAGATTTGGCTTACTGACGCGGTTAGCTACAAATTTGTACTGAAAAATTCATCGGATGTGACGATTGCCACATACGACAATATCACGGGTAACGGCAGTGGTATTTACGATGACGTTTTTGTTCGGTTAGCACAGCCCAATGGTTCATCACTTATCGGCTTTTTGCAGTCAGGGACAGGCACGGCTGCCACTACGGTCCAGGTAAAGCTGCGAGAGAGCTTGAGTGTGTTGGATTTTGGCGCTGTAGGCGATGGCGTCACGAATGACACAGCAGCTTTTGCCAATGCAATCGCAGAAGCATGGACGACGGGTAAATCTGTTTACGTCCCTGCTGGAGATTACAAAGCAAAAATCACAATTCCTCCCTCCAGTGTTGGCGAATATCGCGGCGATGTTTTCATCATTTATGGGGACGGCGCGGCATCGGGTTTTCTTGATAACCCGTCCATTAATGGAACCAGAATTACTTCGCCCGACACTGACCCCACATTCAGGTTTGACAATACGCTTGGCCCATCAGCCGCAGCAAGTAATACTTACCGCATTCGCAACATACGTTTTCAAGGTGACAGTAGCAACCCTGTTATGTCGCTAGATCGTTTTTCTGGCGACTATTCTACTATTGAAGAATGTGAAATTCGCCAAAAAGGGTCAGGAGACGGGATTTATATCGAACATGGCTATGCGGCAACAATTCGCAACTGTTATGTGATGAATGACGATTTGGTTGCTCTTCCTGGCACTGTTAGAACTGGAACGGCGGTAAGCGTTAGCGCAACCTCTACCTTATCCGGCGGACTATTGCGTTTTGAGCACGTAACTACCCGAGGGTTCGCTACAGGTTTTGTCATTGGTGGGGCTGGCGCACCCCCTGCCCCAAGTAGTTTGTCAACTTTGCTGGAGCAGTGCGAATGTTCTACTGTGACGAATGGCATCGTTGTTGGCACAGGCGTTCGCAAGACAATCATCAACGATTGTTACTTTGAAGGCGTTGAGAACACAGTTGTTTATGACAGAGGCACGTCAACCACTGTCAGCAATTCGTTCTTTTTCGGTACATCGACCACTTGTTTTGCCACCGGTATTCGCAGCACAGATGCTACGTATGGCAACGTGTATTTTGCCAATGAGATGCAACTGAGCCATGCTGGCACAATCGGTATCGATCTTTACACCGATGGCGATGCGAATGGTCGGTCGAAGGTTGTGCGCGACAATTTCATCTACAACAACAGCGCATCAGCGGCGAACATTAACGGTGTCAGGCTGACTGGCTCTAACCCAACAGCTACCGTTCAAGGCAATATCTTTCGCCCTCGTAGAGCATGGGCTGGCACGAGTACACTGAAAATCAATGACCTTACCACGGGCGTAAACACGGGCATTGTTCCGCTGACCGATTCTCTAAACGAGTTCCCGTTGTATTCCAACATCGGGATTTCATTAGGGAATGGTGGGGTAATCAATGAGTCGGCTGTTGCCGCCGGTGTTCTGGCAATGGGCGCTGCGTCATTTGTTGACTTTGCCCCCACCGTCGCAACGAATGTCACGCAGTTGAGCATCAACGGTGTCAGCGGACGTATTGTCTTGATCACATGCAACGCAAACGTGACCTTGCAGAACGGCCCTTACATGGTGCTGGCTGGCGGCGCAGACTTCACTGGGGGCGGTCAAATTCTTTTGAATGTCCGGGTCTTGGGTGGTGTTGTGTACGCCTACGAAATCTCTAGGGCGGTATTCTGATGGCTACATACTATTGGGTTGGCGGTAACGGAACTTGGGACAACGCGAGTTCCGCAAACTGGTCGGCGTCATCGGGTGGGGCCGGTGGTGCGGGTATCCCTAACAGTACGGACACCGTGAACTTTGACTCTGGGAGCGGAACCGCTGCCCGAGTCACTGTGGCAGCGACAGCGGCTTGCACGAACGCTACCATCAACAAAGCAGACATCGCGCTGTCGTTGTCCGGGTCGCCCACGTTTGCCGGGCTTGTGACATTCACCACAGGCTCTTTGGCGCTTAACGGGTTCACTTGGACGGCGGCAAGAATCTGGAGCAACAACACCAACACCCGGTCAATTTCTTTCGGTGGTGGCAAGTTTGTGGCCACTGGTGGGGGGTCTGCTGGTGTTGTCGCTTGGGACTTCCGAGACTTGACGAATTTAACCCTCGTCGGAGCCTATGCGGTTGATTTCACTTATTCAGGTTCGACTGGTAGCCGATTGATTTACCATGCCAGCACTGCTGGAAATACGGAAGCCAACGGCTTGAACGCCACGGTTATCGGAGGCGGTGATTCGTTCAGCAATGCCCCCAACACAAGATATAACAACCTGGTGTTTTCAGGGTTCACTGGAACGTACCCGATTGGCAATGGCGCAGCACAAACGATCTACGGCAATTTGACGCTATCGTCTGGCATGACGTTGACCGATGGCGCAAACACCACCACGTTCGCATCCACAAGCGCCACCCCTCGCGTCATCACTTGCGCAGGCAAGACCCTCAACTGCAATGTCAACTTCAACGGTGTCGGCGGGTCTTGGCGGTTCGCTGATTCTTTTACTGTTGGCTCCGCGCGCACGATGACGCTGACAAACGGAACGATTGACTCCAACGGCCAAGCGGTGTCAATCAACACGTTCGCCACAGCGGCTGGCGGCGCAAAAACGATGACAACGGGCAGCAGTGTTTGGACAGTCACGGGTAGCGGTGTTGCATGGAACACCTCCACTGACGCTGCGAATGTGACGGTCAACGCCGGCGCATCCACCATCACTATGACCAGCGCCAGCGCTAAGACATTCGCTGGAGGTGGTAAGTCGTTTGGGACTCTGGCCCAAGGCGGCGCTGGCGCGTTGGCCATTAGCGGAGCAAACACCTTCGCCAACATCGCCAACACTGTGCAGCCTGCAACGATTACGTTTCCGGCCAGCACAATAACCACGGTTAGCGCGTTCAGTGTCTCGGGAACCAGCGGCAACCAGATCACGCTCAACAGTTCGACGGTCGGCGCCCGCGCAACTCTGACCGATGCGTCTGGTACGGTCAACGTCAGTTTTTGCACCATCCAGGACATTAACGCTACGGGCGGTGCAATCTGGAACTCGCTGACGAGTGCGGGCAACGTTGATGCTGGGAACAATCTGAACTGGAATTTCAGCGCGACCCCACAAACCGTAACCGAAGTAGCATACGCCCTTCGTTCATTCACCACGCCACGGAGATTTTAAAATGGCGAACAACCTCCTCAAAGTCGTTACGTCGTGCCTCGGTTACCAGCAGATCATCAGCTTGGGCACGTCGGCTGGTCTGACACTGCCAACAACCGACGCCAATGGTCTTAATTGCCCTCCCGCATTTGCCTTGATCGTTGCTGAATCCCAGGGCGTTCGCTGGCGCGATGATGGCGTTGCGCCGACCGCTTCTGTCGGTATGCCGCTTGCTGTGGGCATCCCCTTGCAATATGACGGCGACTTGAGCAAAATCCGTTTCATTGAACAAGCATCCGGTGCAAAACTGAATATCAGTTACTATCGGTGATGTTCAAAACCATTATTACCGGCGGGGTTCACCGGGGTTCCTCTGGAACATGAAATGACTGATGAAGTCCAACACCTAGCGGAAGTAGACTCCGCGCCAGCCACCGAGGTGACGGCCACCACGGGTCAGGCACAAAACGCGCCGGAAGCCGCTGAGAATCAGCAAGGGCAGATAGCCGAAGAGAAGAAATTCACTCAGGCCGAACTCGATGCGATGATCGGCAAGCGCCTCGCAAGAGAGCAACGTAAGTGGGAACGTGAGCAGCAAGCCAAGCAAGCAGAGATGCAAGCGCGGCAGTCGGTGCCAGCAGAGTTACCGCCTGCTGATCAGTTTGAAACCACGGAAGCATATGCGGAAGCATTGGCTGTCCGTAAGGCCGAAGAACTGATCGCACAGCGAGAAATTCAAAAGCAACGCGCTCAGATTGAGGACGCCTACGCAGAGCGTGAAGAAGACGCTCGGGTCAAGTACGCCGACTTTGAACAGGTCGCTTACAACCCGAACATCCGAGTCACCGATGTAATGGCAGGGGTAATCAAAGCGTCCGACATCGGGCCTGATCTGGCTTACTGGCTGGGCAGTAACCCGAAAGAAGCTGATCGCATCTCGCGTCTGTCGCCGCTCCTACAAGCGCGTGAAATTGGGAAGATCGAAGTCAAACTTGGCACCGAACCTCCCCAAAAGAAAACAACGTCTGCGCCGGCGCCGATTTCCCCGGTGACTGCTCGCGCTGTGAACCCGGGTATCACTGATACCACCGATCCTCGGTCTGTCCAGACCATGAGTGCGTCGGAATGGATCGCCGCTGAGCGTCAACGACAAATCGCCAAGGCTCGGGCACTCCGCAACCGTTAATTTAGGACTTGAGTCATGGCAAACAGCCTTCTTACCATTGACATGATCACGCGCAAATCTCTGGAGATTCTGGAGAACAACCTCGTGATCACCCGCAACGTGAACCGCCAGTACGATGACAGCTTTGCTGTCGAAGGCGCAAAGATCGGTTCGACCCTGCGTATCCGCCTGCCCGACCGCGCTCTGGTGACTGACGGTGCCGCCCTGCAAGCTCAGGACGACAACGAACAGTACACCACCCTGACCGTGGCATCGCAGAAGCACGTTGGCATCAACTTCACCTCTGCCGAACTGACCATGCAGTTGGACGACTTCGCTGAGCGTGTTCTGAAGCCTCGCATCAGTCAGTTGGCATCCACCGTGGACGCTGACGTTGCCAACGCATTCAAGCAGTTCGGTAACTCTGTTGGTACCCCCGGCACTGCCCCCAGCACCGCGCTAGTGATGCTGCAAGCCCAGCAGAAGCTGAACGAAAACGCCGCCACCATGTCGCCGCGCTACCTGACCGTGAACCCCGCCGCCAACGCTGCGCTGGTGAACGGCTTGTCCGGCTTCTTCAACCCCACCGACGTGATCTCCCGCCAGTTCAAGAACGGCATGATGGGTGAGAATGTGCTGGGTTACGAGGAAGTGAACATGAGCCAGTCGATCAAGTCGTTCACCGTCGGCACCCGTGCCGCCGCTACCGGCTCGACATCTGCCGCCGTGACCACTGAGGGTGCAACCACCATCGCCATCACTGGCGCTGGTAACAACACCACCGTGAAAGCTGGCGACGTGTTCACCGTGGATGGCTGCTTTGCCGCCAACCCGCAGACCCGCGAGTCCACCGGTTCGCTGTTCCAGTTCGTCGCTCTGGCTGACGTGACTCTGGGTTCGTCTGGTGAAGGTAACATCACCGTGGCTCCGATGTACTCGTCCTCCAGCGCTCTGGCTACCGTCGTGAGCCTGCCTGGCAGCAGCAAGGCTGTGACCTTCATCGGCGCTTCTGGTGGCACCTACGCTCAGAACCTCGCTTACCATCGTGACGCCATCGCGTTCGCCACCGCTGACCTGCTGCTGCCGCAAGGCGTGGACATGGCCAGCCGTGCCGTTCACAACGGCATCAGCCTGCGGGTGGTTCGCCAGTACGACATCAACAACGACCGTATGCCGTGCCGTGTTGACGTTCTGTATGGCTACAACACGATCCGTCCGCAGATGGGCTGCCGTATGTGGGGCTAATCTGAAACCGGGGGCTTCGGCCCCCGTTTCCCGAACTCAATCTTGAAAGGAAATTGTCATGGCTCTCCCTAATGGTGGCGGTGGTTACCAACTCGGCGCAGGTAATGTCTCTGAAGCTCAACTGCTGGTGCAAGGCGCCCCGACCGCTCTGACCGCTGCTGCGACCGCAACGGCTGCTCAACTATCGAATGGTCTGTTCACCTTCAACGGCACCGCCGGCAACCTGACTCTGCCCACCGTGGCAGATCTGGAAGCTGGCATCCCGAACGCTGTCAAAGTGAACGCTGCTTTTGACTTCTATGTCATCAACATCGACGCTGCTGGCTCGGATGCCATCACGGTCGCCGTCGGCACCGGCTGGACTCTGGTCGGCGCTGGTACGGTGTCCGCTGGCACTTCGGGTCACTTCCGCGCCCGCAAGACCGGCGACGGTGCTTGGACTTGCTACCGCATTTCCTAATCGTTAGCAACTGAAAACAGGGCTTCGGCCCTGTTTCATTATCATGAACGTCGTACTCGTACACCCCATCCACGGCGCCAAAGTTGCCATCAACGCGCAAGAACTCGAACACGACGAAAAACTCGGATGGACGCGCTACACCCCCGACGCGCCCGCTGAGAAACCGGTTGAATCGGCATCCGTCGAAGAATCGCCCGCCAAGCGCAAGTATTCGCGTCGTGTGACCCGACAACCTATCGAACAGCCCAACAGCGACACGCTGGCAAGCGACGAATCCGAAGAGATCTGAAATGGCTACTACGGCGGGCGATCAAATTAACCGGGCGTTGCGGTTGCTCGGCGTATTGGCCGAAGGTGAAACCCCGTCAGCGGCAACAAGCCAAGACGCGCTTCTGGCAATGAACCAGATGATCGACTCGTGGAACACCGAGCGGTTGTCTGTCTTCGCCACCCAAGACCAGGTTTTCAGTTGGCCTGCGGGCGAGATTCGTCGCACCCTCGGCCCCACTGGCGACTTCGTGGGTAACCGTCCTGTGTTGCTGGACACTGCCACTTACTACCGCGCCCCCAGCGGCGTGTCGTATGGCATCAAGTTCATCAACCAAGACCAGTACAACGGCATCGCTGTCAAGACGGCCACATCCACTTTCCCGCAGGTCATCTTCGTCAACGAGACATTCCCCAATGTCGAGATGTTCGTCTACCCCAAACCCACACAGGTTTTGGAGTGGCATTTTGTCTCGGTGCAGGAATTGGCACAACCAGCCGATCTGGCGACCCAGTTGTACTTTCCACCTGGGTACATGCGAGCCTTCACCTACAACTTGGCGATGGAGATCGCCCCCGAGTTCGGCGTTGAGCCGTCGCCACAGGTTCAGCGTATTGCCATGACCAGCAAGCGCAACTTGAAGCGCATCAACAACCCGGACGACATCATGAGTATGCCCTACGCTGTCGTGGCGAACCGGCAACGGTTCAATATCTACGCCGGTAACTTCTGATGAAGACCCCGATCCTCGGTTCCTCCTACGTCGCTCGCAGCGTCAATGCTGCGGACGCACGCATGGTCAATCTGTTCCCTGAGATCATCCCAGAGGGGGGCAAAGAGCCAGCGTTTTTGAACCGCGCACCGGGCCTCAAGTTAAAGGTATCCGTGGGCATCGGGCCGATTCGGGGCATGTGGGAGTTCAACGACAACCTGTACGTGGTCAGCCGCGACAAGTTGTACAAGGTGGACTCCACCTACGCAGTGACCACGCTGGGCACCGTGGCGGGCACCAGTGGTCCAGTCAGCATGGCCGACAACGGCACTCAGTTGTTCGTGGCTTGCAACGGTCCCGGCTACATATACAACGCCACGACCAACGCCTTCGCCCAAATCACGGACAGTGATTTTCCGGGCGCGGTGACCGTGACCTACCTTGATGGGTATTTCGTATTCAACGAGCCCAATAGCCAGAAGATTTGGGTCACCGGATTGCTGGATGGTCTGAGCGTAGACCCGTTGGACTTCGCCAGCGCCGAAGGCTCCCCGGACGGTGTGGTTGGCATCATTGCGGACCATCGGGAAGTCTGGGTGTTTGGCACCAACTCGGTCGAGGTTTGGTACAACAGCGGCAACGCAGACTTCCCCCTGTCGCGCATCCAGGGTGCGTACAACGAACTGGGATGTGCTGCCCCGTACTCAATTGCCAAGATGGACAACGGCCTGTTCTGGCTGGGCAAAGATGCCCGAGGCCAGGGCATCGTCTACCGGGCCAACGGCTACACCGGCCAGCGCGTCTCGACCCATGCTGTTGAGTGGCAAATCCAGCAGTACGACAACATGTCGGACGCCATCGGGTACACATACCAACAGGACGGCCACAGCTTCTACGTACTGATCTTTCCGCAGGCCGACACGACATGGGTCTATGACGCGGCAACGCAAGCATGGCACGAGCGGGGCGGGTTTACCAACGGTGAGTTCACCCGTCACCGCAGCAACTGCCAAGCATTCTTCCAAGGCGATGTATTGGTGGGTGACTACCAAAACGCCAATGTTTACGCATTCGACCTTGAGAACTACTCGGACAACGGCAGCATCCAGAAGTGGCTTCGGTCATGGAGGGCGCTGCCCACCGACCAGAACAACCTTAAACGCACCGCGCAACACAGCCTTCAGCTTGATCTGGAGACAGGCGTGGGTTTGACCCTTGGCCAAGGCAGTGACCCTCAAGTCATGCTGCGCTGGTCTGACGATGGCGGGCACACATGGTCCAGCGAGAAATGGGTCAGCATCGGTAAGATCGGCGAATACTACCGCCGCGCTATCTGGCGTCGTCTGGGGATGACGATGAAAATCCGCGACCGTGTGTATGAGGTCAGCGGCACCGACCCCGTGAAGATTGCTATTGTGGGCGCGGAACTACTCGTGAGCCCGACGAATGCCTAACCCGGTCAACGTACCAATCACGCCACCACGGGTCGCGTTTATTGACCCGCGATCGGGCACAGTCTCGCGTGAATGGTATTTGTTTTTCCTGTCCTTGTTTCAGTCACAGGGCGGCAGCAGCATTTCACTTGACGATGTACAAAAAGGACCACCTGCGCTGACGGTTGACGAGGTCGATCACATTGTCAACAACGCCAGCGAAAACCTTGCGCCATCGCAAGACGGGCTGTTGGCGCAGACTGCCGAGTTGCAGAAAGAGATGCTGGGGTTGCAATCGACCCCGTCGCAAAATGATCTGTTGGCGCAGAATGCCGAGTTGCAAAAACAGATTCAAGCGTTGCAATCGGCCCCGTCGCAAAATGATCTGTTGGACCAGATTGCCGAATTGCAAAAACAGATTCAAGCGTTGCAGGTCGCCCCGCAGTTCGATGTTGGTGTGGTCACTGCGGCGATTGCTGGATTGAGGTCAGCCCCGGCGACCAAGACTACCGACTTCACAGTTGCTGGCAATGAGACTTGGTTGATCAGCAACAAGTCCGGTTCGACTTGCACCGCGACGTTGCCCAGCGCCAGCACCAATGTTGGCCGGGTCCTGCATTTCCAGAATTACCAAGCCCAAACCCTCGTGTCAGCTTCGGTTAATGTGGTGCCGCTGGCTGGTGGTGCTGCCACGACGGCCATCTTGCCAGCCGTGGTCGGTGCAAACGCCACCTTGGTTTCCGATGGCACAAATTGGATAATGACGCAGTAGGACTCCAACGATTCGTTGGGACCCTCATAAGGAGTTCAACATGACAGTCACCGTCAAAGTTCTGGTCCCGGCAAAAACTGTCGAGAACACCCAGACCACGCAGTACACGGCCACTAACGTGACCACCATCATTGACAAGTTCACGGCGACCAATTACAGCGCCTCGGCTGCAACGATCTCGGTCAACTTGGTCACTACCGCTGGTACCGCCGGTAACACCAACCTGGTTACCAAGACCAAGACGCTCCAGCCGTCCGAGATTTACACGTTCCCGGAACTGGTGGGTCAGGTCTTGGGGAGTGGCGATTTCATCTCGACGATTGCCGGGACGGCCAGCGCAATCAACATGCGGGTCAGTGGTCGTGAGGTGACTCAGTGAAAGTAACCTACGGTGACGGGTTCGGGGTTGCGCCGCAGCAGATAATGCGGCAGAAGGTGGAATCACTACAGCGGGAGTTAACCAAGCTGCCGCAATACGAACCTGAGACAAAGCACTACTTCCATGGCGGCATGTACTGCCGTGAAGTGTTTCGTCACGCCGGGGTGCTCGTGGTCGGCGCAGTCCACAAAAAAGAACATTTTTATATCATCGTGTCGGGAACTGTCCAGATCACGGACGGTGATGGAAATGCACAAGAGGTCACCGGACCGCACTTGTTTCAAAGTAAACCCGGGACAAAGCGGGCGGTGTATGCGGTTACCGACACGCTTTGCATGACCTTCCACACCACCGAGTCAAAGACAGTCGAAGAAGCCGAAGCCGAATTGGTGGAGGTTGACCCCGATTCGATGTACATTCTCGGTAATCAGGTCAAACACAAAGAAATCGAGGGGCAGCCATGACTTTTTGGGTTGCTGGTTCCGTTGTCGCCAGTTCTCTTATTGGTGCGAGTGCTTCTAAAAGTGCAGCAGGCACCCAGGCCGCTGCCGCTGATAGTGCGGCACAGCTTCAGAACGAGCAGTATCGCCAAACACGCGAAGATCAAATGCCTTGGCTCAAGGCAGGCGAACAGGCGCTCAATAAGCTGGTGCCGCTGGCAACCGATTACACCCCGTTCGGCATGTCTCAATTCCAAGCTGACCCGGGTTATGGGTTCCGTATGTCAGAAGGCATGAAGGCGTTGGAACGGTCAGCCGCAGCCCGTGGTGGCCTGCTCTCGGGTGCCACGCTCAAAGGCATCCAACGCTTTGGTCAAGACCTCGGCTCTCAGGAGTACCAAAATGCTTTCAATCGGTATCAAACCGAACGCGCAGCACGCCTCCAGCCGTTGCAGTCCCTCGCGGGGGTTGGTCAAACTACTGCGCAGCAACTTGGGCAAGCTGGTCAAACGATGGCGTCCAACGTCGGGGAATCCCTGACGAGTGGCGCTGCTGCTCGTGCATCCGGCTATGTGGGGGGTGCCAATGCACTCACTCAAGGTCTGGGCACTTACCTGAACTACTCGCAGGGTCAGAACATGCTGAACGCGCTTCGCGTTCCAACGTCAACGATCCCCCCGACCACATACCCATCGTACCAAGTACCGTACATGGCTACTATGGGGTAAAGAGTCAACATGGCTATCAACCCCGCAATCGCTCTCGGTGTCAAAGGTATCGAACTCCAAGACCCGTTGGCCCAATACGGTCGTGTAATCGCGATCCAGAACGCCCAACAGCACAACCAACTGGCGCAGTTGCAAATGCAGCAAGCCCAGCGTGAACAAGACGCCACCAACGCGCTCAACCGCGCCTATGCTGAAGCCTACAACCCTCAGACCGGCGACGTGGACATCAATCGTCTGCGCACCTCGATGGCGTCAGGAGGCTACGGCTCCAAGCTGCCCGACATTGAAAAGAAACTTGGTGACGCCAAAACCCAGCGCCTGACCCAATCCAAGACCGAAGGTGAGGTGCTAGACGCCGCGCTTAAGCGTTCCCGTGGCTTTCTTGAAACGCTGGACCCCAACGCCCCCAATGCTGCCGAAGCGTATGTCGCATGGCACGAGGCCAACCACAAAGATCCGATCATTGGACCTGCGTTAGCTGCCCGTGGAGTGACTGCCGATCAATCCCGCGACCGCATCGCACAACTGATCCAGACTCCCGGCGGTCTTGCTCGACTGATTAATGAGTCGAAGCTGGGCACCGAAAAGTTCATGGAAATGAACAAGCCGCAGTTGTCCACCACCGACGTGGGCGGGCAGGTCGTGTCGCGCACGTTCCAGCCGGTCACCGGCGAACTCAAGACCATCGGAACTCAGACCAAGACAATGGGCCCGGGTGAAGCCGATCGCATCCGCAACGAAGGTCTACGCATCGGCCTCGAAGGTCGCCGTGTCGCGGTGTTGGAGGAAAACGCACGTCGGGAAGCCGATCCTGCGTTCCAGCAGCGCATGGGCGCAGCCAAAGCAACAGGCGAAGCCATCGCCAAGGGCAGTGTGGCAGCGCAGCAAGCATTGCCGCAGATCATTAGTCGTGCCGAAGACGGTATCCGCTTGATCGACGAGTTGGTCGGCAAACGTGACTCCAAGACCGGTCAACTGCTCAAAGGTGAGAAACCGCACCCCGGCTTTGAGGGTGCAGTGGGTGCCACTTGGCTTCCGGGTTATCGACTCGTCCCGGGCACCAATGAAGCTGGCTTCATGGCTCGATTCGACCAGATTAAAGGCGCCTCGTTCCTCGAAGCGTTCCAGGCTCTCAAGGGTGGCGGCGCAATCACGGAAAAAGAAGGTGCAAAGGGTACGGACGCCATCAATCGGATGTCCACCTCGACCGATGAAAAGGAGTTCATCCGAGCAGCGATGGACCTTCAAGACGTGATCCGCAAAGGCGTGTCAAACGCTCAATATCGCGCTGGTGGGGCAGCACCCGCTGCACCCACTGCACCAGCAGCCGGCGGCGTCAAGTTCTTGGGGTTTGAATAATGCCTATCGCCCGCTTCCAGCTACCCGATGGTCGCGTGGCTCGGTTCGAGGTGCCTGAGGGCACTAGCCCCGAGCAAGCGCAGTCAATGATCCAATCCCAATTGCCAGCGATCAGCCAACCCGCTGCACCTGGGCTACCTGAGTCGCTGCGCCCACGCACCGCCGCATCCGAGGGTTCCCCCGGTGCTCGGCAAGACCTGACCACAACCCAACGGGTGTATCAGGCTGTTCGCCCCTACGCCGCCCCGGTAGTCGAGGCGCTAGGTGCTGGCGGTGGTGCTCTGCTGGGCGGTGGTGCTGGAACGGTGCTCGGCCCCGTGGGCACGGCCACCGGTGCCGTGGGTGGCGCTGGTCTGGGCTACGGCATCGCCAAGGAGGCCCTCGAACTGGCCGACGTGTACCTCGGCGGCAAGGCCCCGCGCCAAGGAGCAGCACATGTCATCGAGCCGGTGCGCAACATTCTCGAAGGTGCCACCTTTGAAGCAGGTGGGCGTGTCGTTGGTCCGCTGCTCCAAAAGGGTCTGGGGAAACTGGCCGATCTGCGCCAGATGCCCCAGAACAAGGCGGCCAGCATCGCCCGCAACGCCCTCGGCCCGGACCTGCCCGAGGCGATCAACGCCCTCAAGGCTTCGCAGGGTACGGGTGTGAGTGCCGCGCAGGCTACTGCCGACATCAACAGCCCGACATGGCAGGCGTTGATCGCCCGCACCACGGCCCGCGATCCTCGTTTCCTGCGGGCGCTGGAGGAGTCCCAAGGCGAAGTATCGCTCAACGCTTTAGTCAAGCTGGCAGGCGGTGCCACGGCAACTGAGGCCCGCACGACCAACCAAGTCGCCAAACAGACCCTCAACGACATCACCAGCCCTGCCCGCCAGGCTTCGCTGTCCCGTGCCAACAAGGGCATGGAAGTAGCGGCGCTGGAGAACCAAGCCGTGCAAGATGCAGCCGCTGCTGCTCAAAAGGTGCAGCAAGTTCGGACGCTGGAAAGTGGCAAAAACAAAGCAATCGACGCCTATTACAAATACGGTATCGATGACACGACTGGCACAATCATCCCCGGCCAGCAAGCCGATCACATGGGAAGATTGGCGCAAGATGCTGAACGCTGGGCATCGAAAGCCGCTGATGCCTCCCTCGATCTCGGCCAAGGTTCTCGTTACTCTCAAGCCGCTGCCGACACTTTGCGTGCTGCTGGCATTAAGCCGTTGGAAACTCAGCCGCTGGTGGACAGCCTGCACAAGATCACCCGCGACCCTGAGTTTGCTGGCAACGATGTCATGAGGGCGTCCGTGGACAACCTGACCCGCGATTTGATCGAGTGGACAGGCAAGGGCGGTGTCATCGACGCCAGAGCCCTCGACGCAATCCGCAAGAACTCGGTCAACGCCGCTGTGCGTGACCTGCTCAAAGGTCAAGACCCAGGCGTCCAGCGCGAGGCCGCTGCCTCGGTCATGGCCCGCGTCAAACCCATGATCGTGGACGCCGTGGAGGCTGCTGGTGGTAAAGGCTACCGATCCTATCTCGAAGACTACGCCAAGGGGATGCAGGACATCGCTAAGCAGAAACTCAGCGGTGAAGCCCTGGACCTGTGGAAAAACGACAAGGACGCCTTTGTGCGCCTGGTGAAAGGCGAGTCGCCGGAAACTGTGGAAAAGATTCTCGGCCCGGGCAAATACAACATCGCGGTCGAGTTGGCCGAAAACACACTGGACACCTTGCATTCCGAGGCAGCCAAGG